CAGGTGGGACAATGTTGCGGCGGATGGGTTGCCGATGCCGGCAGAGGGGGATTTGTTTACGCGGATTCGGAATGGGTGGGAGTGATGATCGATACGCTTCTCGTCGGATACGGGTATTGGGGGCGCGTGATGGCTCGCAATCTGATCGAGCATCCAGCGTATTTTCTTGCGGGTGTGCATGATCCTGATCCGCGTGCGCTCGAGGATGCGAAGGCTGCGAATCTGCATAGTTTTCATTCGATGCGGAACGCGCTTGAGGCGACGCATCCAAAGCTCGTCGTGATCGCTTCGCCGATTGGAAGCATGTTTATGCACGCGCAGGATGCGCTTCACTCGTATGCGAACATCATGCTGGCAAAGCCTGGCGTTACGACTCTTGACGAGTATGTGCGCCTGTTCCGCGTTGCTGACTATAATCGCCGCAAGGTCGTGACGGACTATACGATGCTGACGCATCAGTCGTGGCAGACGCTATGTACGTTCAAGCCGATGCTGGGCGAGCTCGTCACGTTCGATTCTATTCGGTACGCAACGGGTAATCGGACGAATGCGCCGATCCTATTCGACATGCTCGTTCACGATTTGGCGATGCTGGCAGAGTGGGAACCAGAAACAGAATGGCTGATCGATAGTGCCGAGATTACGGAGTGTGTGGTGGCGGCGAAGTTTGTGAGTGGTCGGAAGACGGCGCTACTTGAGGCGCGTACGGATCAGGTCGAGCCGCGGCGTAGCGTGTCGTTGGGTGGTGCTCGAGCATCAGTCGTGTGGGATCAGATTGATGATGTGATCTTGTCGGATTGCAAAGAGTTAGAGATGGCGTGGCAAGAGGATGACACGCTGATGAGTGCCGTTTATCGCCGGTTGAGTGATACGGCGCTTGTGGTGAGTAATGGTGCGTCGGATAATCGTGGCGTTTTGCGGCGTGTGACAGACTTGGCGAATCAGATTCTGGAGGCAGCATGATCATTGACGAGACTGACGGTCCCGTCGTCATTGGCGAACGATGCGAGATTTTCGAGACGGCGATCCTGACGGGACCGCTGACGATTGGTGATGATGTGTATATCGGACCGTATGCGGTCGTTGGGGCGCCGGCGCAGCATCGTGGTTCGTATCCGTGTTCGCTTGATTCTGAGCGCCGCATGGGTGGTGTGATCATTCGTGATCGTGCGTGTATTCGCGAGTTCGTCCAGGTACATCAGGGCATCGTCAGGCCGACGATTGTTGGTGAGGATTGTTTGCTGATGGCGGGGGCGCATATCGCGCACGATTCGCAGCTCGGCTCTGGCGTGACGATGGGCAGTTTTAGCATTCTTGGTGGCTTCTCGCTGATTGATGATGCGGCGACGTTTGGTCAGGGCGTCGTGACGCATCCGTGGATCATCATTGGTGAGCGCGCTATGGTCGGCTTGAACTCGAGCGTGGTGAAGGATGTGCAGCCGTATGCGAAGGTTGCTGGTGCGCCTGCACGATTGCTCGGATCGAATACGAGTAAGGATGCTGCGCTGCCGAGCGACTATTCGGAAGACGTATTGTCTGATTCGGTGTGGGAGCGTTGGGCGCGCCTGGAGGATCAGCAGGCGAGTGCTAAGGATACGTGGGCTTGGCTCGCGTAGCGGTTGTCACGACGAGTCTTCCTGAGCGCAGCGCGTTTCGTGCTGAGTGCATTGAGAGCGTGAAGGCGCAGACGCTTCAGCCGGTTACGCATCTGGTGATGCTTGATTATGAGCGCGTCGGACCCGCGGAGATGTTGAATCGGATGCTACCTAGTTGTCTCGCGGCTGGTGTGGAGTGGATCGCACAGCTCGCGGATGATGACTTGATGGACGCGAATCATCTAGAAACACTCGTAGCCCATTCAACCGAGGCGGATATTGTGTATTCGTATTGTCGCGTCGAGGGACGCGGATTCAATCCGAACAGTCTCTTCGATGCGGATCGGCTCAGGCGTGAGAACTATATTCCCGCCACGACGATGATTCGCGCAGGCTTGTGCGAAGAGCTCGGGTGGCGTTCGGATTCTGCGTATGGTTTTGAGGATTGGGATTTCTGGTTGCGCGCGCTAGATGCTGGAGCACGCTTCGCTTGTGTGCCAGAGGAAACGTGGACGTATCGGTTCCATGGTTCTAACCTATCTACGGGCGGGTAGAATACGAGCATGGCGATCACGAATGGTTATTGCACGCTTGCACAGGTGAAGGCTGCGCTGCGTATTACGGATTCGACGGACGATACGCTGCTCGAGGGTAGCGTCGAATCGGCGTCCAGGCTGATCGACGGTTACGCCATGCGTAGTTTCTACAATGCGGGTACCGTGGCGCGCGTGTTCTCGACGAATGATTCGCTCTACGTGCAGACGGATGACATGGCTGGAACAGCCGTGACGATTGAGACGAGCACGCTCGGCGATGGAACATGGGACGTTACGTGGACCGCTACGGATTATCAGCTCGAGCCGCTGAACGGAACGCTCGACGGGATCACGTGGGCATATGATCGCGTGCGCGCCGTCGGTGATTACGTCTTCCCGACAAATAGTGTGCTGCTCGGTGAGGGACAGGCTCTCGTCAAGATCACGGCGGTGTGGGGTTGGCCGGCGATTCCGAAGGCGATTGAGACGGCGACAATCATCCAGGCTACGCGCATTTTCAAGCGATTCGATTCGCCACTCGGCGTCGCCGGCTTCGGAGACTTTGGTGCTGTTCGCGTGTCGCGGTTTCTTGATCCTGATGTGGAGCAGCTCGTGATGCCGTATCGGAAGATGCGGAACGTGAAGTGAGTGCGACCGTTGGTGAGATCAAGACGGCGCTAGCGACTGCGCTCGGCACGATCACGGGCCTGCGCGCGTATGATCGGCAGCCCGACAATCTGAACGCGCCGTTCGCATTCCCGTCGCTAGATTCGATTGAGTATCACGGTGCGATGAGTAATGGCCTCGTGACGCAGACGTATCGGATTAGTGTGATCGTTGGTCGTGCTGCGGAGCGCAGCGCCGAGGATCGTCTTGATACGTATCTCTCTTATGATCAGGGCGGCATTCGGTATGCGATTGAGGCTGATCCGACGCTGGGCGGGTATGCGCGGACAAGTATCGTAGAGTCGGCTGGCAGCATTCAGACCATTGATGGTAATGACACGACGTACCTGATGATTGAGTTCCGCGTCATCGTGTATGCGTAAGGAGACGAGATGAGTAAGACATATCAGGTAGTCGAGGGTTTCACGGTGTACGGGAAGAAGGGCGGCGAGACGATTTCCGAGTCGGAGATTGGTAGTGTGGCGCTGCTTTGTGGGTTGCTGGGGTCTGGTCGGATCGTTTCTGTAGAACCGTCCAAAACGTCGGCTACAATCAAGAAGGTAAACGACGACACCTTGAAAGGGGTCTAAGTAACGTGGCTAAGCTCGTAATGACCAACGCGAACGTGACCCTTGGCGGCACGGACATCAGCTCGTACGTCGCTTCTGTGACGCTCAACATTTCCGTGAACGAGGTCGAGACGACCGCGTTCGGTTCGGGCGCCACGACTCGCGTCGGCGGACTCCAGGACAACAGCGTGACGCTCTCGATGCATCAGGACTTCAGCGCAATCGAAGGTCTGATTTATCCTCTTATCGGTTCTACTACTTCGCTGGTCGTCAAGCCGAACGGCACCGCCGTTGGTACCGCGAATCCTTCGTATACCATGACGCCGCTGGTTACCGAACACACTCCTGTAAATGGGGCTGTGGGAGAGTTGGCCGTGCTCGATCTGACGTGGCCCGTGTCGGGTACCGTGACGAAGGCTGTAGCCTAAACTCATCGCGCCTCTAGGCGCTAGTTGGAGGGAATGAGATGGAAGTTCAGTTCAAGATCAAGCCGAAGGGTGGCATCGCCGAAACGGTTACGGCCGAGCTTGTGGATGTTATCGCGTGGGAAGAGAAGTATCAGCGCCCGTCCACCGAGCTGGGTGGCGATACGATCTTTGCACGCGATTTCGTCTGGCTCGCATGGCATAGCGTTCAGCGCCAGGGCAAGACAACGCTTGACTTCATGGATTGGGTTGCGACGCTCGAGGATATCGAAGGCTCCGAGTCTGGCCCTTTAGAGCACTCGGAGAACACTCCTCCCATTGGCTCATAGCGAGCCTCGCGGTCGAAACAGGCATCGCGCCGAGTCAACTCCTGCTCGAGTCGGAGCGTATGCTATGGACAATGCTCGGCTACATCAGGTGGCGAGCCGTTCACTCGCAAGGATAATCTGATGGCTCAGGCGTATCGCGTGCGCGGACTGGATCAGGCGCTAGACACTCTGAAGAAGATCGATCCAGAGTTGTATAAGGCGGCGCAGAAACGCATCAAGAATGATGTGAAGCCAATGATCACGGAGGCACGTAAGGGCGTTCCTCAGCAGACTCCGCTTTCTCGGTGGAAGGAAGCGAGTGGTGCGGGTGAGCGTTCTGGTTCTGCTCGGTTGCCTGCCTGGACGGGGAAGCCGCAGAATCGGATCAATGCGAGCGTTCGTCGTCGGAAGATTCGCGGAACGGGTGGGAAGCGGACGCTGATGAAGATGCAGCAGAATAGTCCGGCTGGTGCGGTGTTTGATATTGCTGGTCGGAAGAATCCGAACGGATCGCAGTTCAATATCAATCTGCGTGCGAAGTATGGGAATGCTTCGCGCTCGATGTGGCCGGCGGCTGAACGACATTTGCCGACTGTTCGGAAGAGCATTGAGCATAGCGTGGTTGAGATGGAGCGCGTATTGAATGCCGAGTTGCGTACTCGTGGGCCTAGGTAGAGGGCGGGTAAACTAGACGTATGGCTGTCGTTGTCCCTATCGTTGCTGATACGAGTGCGTTATCTCGCGGACTGAAGGGCGCTGGTGGCAGCCTTTCCCGCTTTGGCAGGCTTGCTGCGGTTGCTATTGGTGTTGGTGTTACTGCCGAGCTCTATAAGAGTGTGAAGGCTGCTGCTGAGGCTGAGAAGAGTACGCAGGCGCTTCGTGGTCAGCTGAAGTCGCTTGGTATGAGTGCTGATGTTGAGCGGTTGCAGAATCAGTTCACACAGTTGGCGACGACGCTTGGTGTTGATGATGAGGCTGCGTCGCGCGCGTTCACGACGATTCTGAAGTTGACGGGTTCGTCTACGAAGGCGATGGAAGGTCTGAACCTTGCGCTCGACTTGTCGGCGAATACGGGTTTTGTGGATCTTGAGAAGCAGGCGATGACGGTTGCGCGCGCGATGAATGGTAATACGCGCCTGTTCAAGCAGTTCGGTATCACGGTCGATGAGAATACGACGAAGCAGGAAGCCCTTGCGATTGTGCAGAAGCGTGTCCAGGGGCAGGCTGAGTCGTTCGGATCGAGTGCTACGGGATCATTCCAACGGTTCAATGAGGCTGTTGAGAATTTGCGCGAGAACATTGGTGGACCACTCGTCATCGCCCTAGCGAACGTCGCGGGTAAGGTTGCAGCGTTCGTCAATCAACTTCGTGAGAAGCCTACGCTCGAGGCAAAGATCAAGTTCATCATCGGCTCGATTGGCAATGTTGTCTGGTCGGGTATTCGGAGTATCTATACGTGGTGGGATCAGCAGGGTCGCGTTGAGTTGCCTGCGCGAGTTGTGTTGACTCCGAGTGGTCGGCAACAGTTCGATATGTTCTTTGCGAATATTGAGAAGAGTGCGTCGAATGCTGGTCGTCGCACGATGGCTGCGTTCATTGGGAGTTTTTCTAGTGAGGGTCGGAAGACTTTTGGGTCTTCGTTGCAGGGTGTGCTCGAGAGTGCGTATGGCGTCCTTCAGTTCACGCAGCGTATTTCTGGCACGACTGCTGCTATTGCGTTTGTTGGTGGTTTTGTTGCGGAGATTCCGAATCAGTTTGCGAAGATTGGTCCGGCAATTCGTGATGCGCTTCTTGGTGCGCTTCGGGATGCGTCGGATGCGCTTCCCGGCCCGTTGAAGAAGGTTGTGGACGATGCGTTGAGTGCGCGTAGTCGTAAGGCTCCTGCGAGTAATCTGATTACGGATACGGTGAAGGCTGCGATTCAGGATGCGCGTAAGCAGCTCCAGTCGTTCGGCTCGAATCTGGTTTCGTTTATGTCGCAGAAGCGTGCAGCATTGCTTCGTGTCTCGGGTGGGCCGAATGCTGCTGAGATCACTGCCGAGCAGCGCCGTATTGAGGATGAGCGTTTCAAGATCGAACTAAAGGCTGCGCAGGATTCTCTTGCGGCGGCTGAGGATAAGACGAGCGCACAACTCGATTTGGATCAGCTCTTGCTTGATCGTCAGCAGACGCTTCGCGATCGTGCGCTCCAGGATGCTGAGGATGCGGATAAGAAGACGATTGATAATCTCATCGAGCAGTTCAATCGTGGACTGATCAGCGCACAAGACTTCTCCAATCAGCTCAGGTCGTACATTGGTGCTGATTTTGGTTCCGAGCTTGGACTCGCTTTCTCGGGCGCGTTCTCTCGCGAACTTCAGAGCGTGCTCGCATTGGTGGCGGATATTCAGAAGGTTGCTGGTCAGGGTCAGCCGATTGCTGCGGAGCAGCCTGGCGTGTCGTCTGCGTTGAAGCAGGAGAATCAGCGCCGTTATGATGAGGCGCTTGCTGATTGGCAGAAGCGACGCGCTGATCGATTGAAGCAGGCACAGGATTTTCGGAAGCGCGCTGGTAGTCCTGGCGGCTCGACGATCACGCCTGCTGAGGCTGCTGAGATCAAGAAGATCATGCAGGATTGGGATGCTGGGAATGCGAAGCCTGTCCGCTCGGCGTATGGCCTGGCGATGGGTGGCATTCTGAAGAAGCAGGTCTTTACGGCTGGTGAGGCTGGTGCTGAGGCTGTTATTCCGTTGAACTCGACGAGTGCGATGAATATGCTTCGTGATGCGGTTGGTGGTGGCGGGAATGGCACGACGAATGTGTATAACCTTACGGTGAATGCTGGGCTTGGTACTGATCCTGACGAGCTCGGACGGACGATTGTCGAGAGTATCAAGCGGTTTGAGAAGCGTAATGGTCAAGCGTTCTCTGCGCCGCTCCTCAGCGTGACGCAGAATGTGGCGGGTCAGACGGCGAGTGGTTCTACGAAGACGGACTTCAATCGCGTGACGACGCTTCGTAAGGGCTAGAGTCGTGCCGGCTCCTGATGTTCTAGTCCAGATCGGCGGTAGCGGCACCGCCTTTTATGACGTAACTTCGTACACAACGAGCGTGACGATTAGTCGTGGACTCTCGCGCGAGCTAGACAGGTTCACGACGGGTAGTGCGAACCTGAGTTTTACGAATACGTCGCGCGCGTTTGATCCGTTCTACACGAGCTCGCCGTTCTATCCGAATATCAAGCCGCGGAAGAATATGAAAGTCAGCACGATCGTGTCTGGTTCGACGGCGGTTCAGTTCACGGGCCTTGTGGAGGATTGGTCGCTAGATTATTCGGTGGAGGGTGATGCGACGGCGGCTGCTGCGTGTGTCGATGGTTTCATCCTCTTCGGTGGCCAGCAGTTGAATGCGCATACGGCGACGGCTCAGACAACGGGCGCACGCATCGGCGCCGTCCTAGATCGCTCCGAGGTTGGTTGGCCTGCCGCGGATCGCGTGATCGATACGGGCGTCCAGACGCTCCAAGCCGATGTGGTCGAGCAGGGCCGTGAGGTGCTCGAGTATCTCCAGCTCGTCGCCGCGTCCGAGCCTGGGCTGCTCTTTATGACGAAGGCGAATAAGGTCGAGTTTCGTGATCGCAACGCTGGAGCACTCGCTCCCGGCACAGTCGTCTTTTCCGACGCTGGCACCGCAATCCCCTACACGGATATTGAGATCTCCTACGGCACCGAGCTCCTCTACAACAGGGTTGGTATCACGCCGATTGGACTAGAGACACAACTCGCATCGAATACGACTTCGCAGACGACGTATGGCGTGCAGAGTCTTGAGATCAACGGTTTGCTTCTTCCACTTGGCGCGCAGGGTACAGCCGACGCATCGGCGCTTGCTGCGTATTTTGCGAAGAAGTATGGCGAACCAGACTTGCGCTTCAATACGATTGCAGTCGAACTCGCCGCACTATCGAATGCGCAACAAACTTCGCTGCTCGCGCTCGAGCTCGCCGACATCGTAACGATTGAGTTCCAACCGAGCAAGGTCGGAGCGCGCGTCTCTCGAGCCGTACAGATCATCGGCATCCGGCACCAGATCCGACCAAAGCAACATACCGTCGAGTTCACACTCGCCTCTACCGATACTGTCGCCTTCGTCTTCGGCTCATCGTCTGATCCGACCGCGAACCCTGTCAGCCTCTTTGCTGGTGGCACCGTTGTCGGTTCACCATTCGGACTCTAGAGAGAAGGTAAGATAACGCTATGGCTTGGACTACACCAGGGACCGCAGTCGCCGGCGACGTACTCACCGCATCGTTCTGGAACAGCAACGTACGGGACAATCTGAACAATCTTGATACGGCTGGCGCAAATAGCACAGGACTCGTATTGCTCAATACGACATCGTTTACCAACTCTGCGAGCATCATTCCCGGGTCTGCTGTTTTTTCGTCTACTTATGAGTCGTACATGCTTGTCATTACAGGTGTATCGAATGACACCTTCACTCGCGCTTGCTACATCAGAATGCGTAACGGTTCGACATCGGCAAGTGGAGCGGATTACTACATCGCATTTGCTGGACGCGAGTCATCTAATGCTGATGCTGGAACCGGAGCAGCAGCTCAAACGTCAGCATACGTTGGAGTATTTTCACGATCATCGTATTCATCTTCGATGATCGTGACTATCTCGAATCCCTATACATCGACACTTACCACTGGTACTAGTATTCATGGTTTCTGGGAACACTCGAATTCCAGATGGTATACGCGAGCTGGATCATTTCATCATGGTCTTGGATCTTCTTACGATAGATTCGAGCTACTTCCTGTCGCTGGATGCACCGGAACAGTACGAACGTATGGGCTAAGGAACTAGATATGGATTTGTCTAACTTGAAAGACAATCTGCGTTCTGTTCCAACATTTAGAACAATTGGTGATGTTCGTACTCAACTCAAAGGCGACAAGCTTGACGAGTGGATTGATGATACGAGTGAGCGTATTGTCTTTGAACTTATGAGTACGGTTCGCAAAAAGCGAGACGAGTTGCTTTTGGCGTCTGATCGTACGCAGTTTGCTGATTCGTCTGTAGATGCGAAGGCGTGGGCTGTGTATCGTCAGGCGCTTCGTGATCTTCCCGCGACCATTACTGATCCGACAGAGCCGATTGAGTGGCCGGAGCCTCCGAAGTAGTCCGATGAGTGATGCTGAGATTGAGCGTATCTTCCGGAGTCTTGACCGGATCGAGGAGCGCCTTCTGAAGTTGGAGGAGGCTGAGGCGATGCGGCGCGGGTCGGATATGACGAAGACTCAGCTCGTGGCGATTATCGCTACCATTAGTGCGATGACGGGCGCCGTCACGGCAGTCGTCACGCAGATCATCTAAAGCCCTGAGGAGGGAACGAGTATGTCCAGCATTTCCAATAAGGTCGCGGCGAGTACCCTCGCAGCTGCTATCGTGACGATTCTGGTATGGGGCGCGAGTCTCGCAGGTATCGAGATTCCCGAGGTCGTCCAGGGCGCCATCATCACGATCCTCGTCTTCGCCGCCGGCTACATGACCACCGATCCTCGCCGCTCGTGACGCATCGTCAAGCCGCCAAGATCGGCCTTCGCGACTATGCGAAACAAGCCGGCATCCCAATCCCCAAAGGATTCAACCTAAGCGATACGTACGGGTCTGCTGCGCGCGAGTTGTGTAAGCGTGTGCAGAAGAAGAATCGCATCAAACAGTCTGGCGACTTGACGCCGAAGACGCTGCTGGTGATTGGCAAGCACCTACCCGGTACGCTCGCTGAGCGTGCGACGTGGTGTATGCGAATCGTTGAGGGGCCATTGGAAGTGTGGGGCAATAATCGAGGCCCCTACATTGAAGAAATTCAGAAGTTGGGTACGCAGCTCGCTCCTGGCGCGTGGCCCTGGTGCGCCGCCACGACATCATGGGCGTATCGGTGTGCTGGGTGGAAGTCGTGGGCCGCATCCTGCAAGGGCATGAATGAGGCGTACGTTCCGGCT